CGCTCACCACTGCACCTCGCCGGCCTGGTCCTCGAACGCGTCGCGGGCTTCGTCGGTCATCTCGATCCGCTTGAGCGTCACGGGCTGGCTCTTGATGACGCGGCGGTCCTCGCGGACTTCCTCGCTCCACGTCGCCTGGATCTCCTTCCTGGCCTGCTCGATCTCGCGGGGCGTCGGGTCACGCTGCCGGACGGGCTTGGCCCGCAGTCGCCTGTCGTGCCGGGGTGGCAGATGCCAGACGTGCTTCAGTCGGATAACTTGGTCGCGGCTAATAGTCCACCGCTCGCACAGTGCCCGCATCGGCATGTGCGTCAGCCAATCGGCTCGGAATGCGGCGACGCTAATGGTCGCCGTGCAGCCCTTCATTGTCGGTCATCCAAGCCATGACGCATCGTTGCGACGGGTTCAGGTACAAGTGCTGGCCCGTCGCCTTAGCGATGCTTGCGTGATACGGGACGTGCTCGCAGTCTTTCACGCCGTCGTATGTGCCTTGCAGGAAGGCTTCCGTGCGGTAGATGCACAGCCCGCCGAAGGCAGACGAGACGAGCACGGGCGGCGAACCAACCGGCGGCAGCCACTGGTGCTTCCATCCGCCGAGGCCGGCGGTGTAGTCATCGAAATAGCAGCGAGACTGACCAACTCCACGCAACGCCCAGGCATCGTAGTGCGTCCATCCCTTGCCGATCTTCGGCTGCCGATCCTCGCCCATGCCTAGCATCGTGAACTCATTGAGTGAGACGCTGGCCATGCCGTAAGCCCCTGGCATCTCCACGAGCCATCCGATGCCGTTGATGACTCCAGTGTGCGACCACCCGCCCCATTGGTCCCAGTCGATGACGATCACGTAATCGGCATCGGCGGCACAGTCACGCACCCACCGCTGGCACGCGTCGCGGTACTCGGCCAGGGCAATCGTCCTGCGGCCTGCGAACTCGGCCCCGTAGTGCTCGCGGCCCAGCGTCTGCGATGTGAACGTGGCCTGCTTGTACGCTTCGGCAAACGCCTGGAGCACCTCAAGCGTCTGGTCCGTGCTGTCGTTCTCCTCGATGTGCAGTGCCCACGACTTGCACGACCGCACAAGGTACTCGAGCCGCCCGAGGTTCTGAGCCAAGTGCACGGCACAGTTTCGGGCCAGGCCCACGAAAGCCACCTTGGAATGAGCCAGCCGGGCCATGCCTTCCGCGTACCGTTTCTGGTACAGCTCGGCGAACGGCTCCAGTGGGTAGATGAGATGGTCTGGGATGTTCATCGTTCCACCCTCACACCACAGCGTTTCATGATCAGTGCGTCAGATGTCTCGTCATCGACGCCGGCACGCGCCAGAAACTCGTGACAACGCTTCGCCCAGTGCAACGCCTTTTCTTGCGTGTTCACTGAGTCGCGGCCGTAGCTGCTCTCGGTCATCCTGTAAGCGGCCCCGGTGATCGGCAGGTATGTGGCGCCGTGGATCGCAGCTGCCGCCGCGTAGCCGATGGAATCCATGTGTGGCCCCATGTCCTGCCAGCGGTGACGCCACAGCCAGGCGGCCACGTCCGAACGCAGAGACGAGCCAATGCCAGTCTCGGTGGCGTTTCGTCCTGACTGCAGACGCTCACGCACGCTGTCTGGCGTCATTGAGCACGGCTGGCTCACGTCTTGGCTGACGGCGTGAATGTGCGAGCCGTCAGGCCGCACCACGTCGTATGTCGTGAACACGACGGGCGACTCGATATGCCACCGGATCGCCGTCACCAGCCCAGGCAGCAGGATGTCATCCGCACTCAGTGCGATGATGTGCCGCCTCGAAACGGATTCGTAGGCGTCCCGCATCGCTTCCAAGTGGCACGGCGTCTTTTCCTTGTGCCGAATGAGCCGCACGCACGGAAACCGGCTGGCCCAATACTCGACAACAGCCAGGCTGTCATCGGTGCTGGCATCGTCGATGACCACCACCTCGTCTGGGCCTTGATGGCACGCGCTGCCGAGCGACTTATGCAGCGTCGCGGCCATGTTGCGGTTGGGGATTATGACGGCAACGCTCACCCGATTCGCACGGTCGTCCGTGCCTCCGTGCCGTAAGACTTCTCGATCACCAGGCGAGCCACGCATGTGTCATCGCCGATCACGTCCTGCAACGCGTCAAGGCACGCCTTTGCGATGTTGTCCACGTCTGGCCTGGGCAGCTTCGGTGCGTCTGGTTTGACGCCGCTCTTCCGCATATGAGACTTCGGCCGCACAAAGACGGCGTCGATCACCACGCTGAGCGGCTCGTCGGTTTGCGTGACGCCAGCATCTCGAGCAGCTGCTGCCAGCGATTGCCGGTAGGCATGCACTGGGTGCTTGGCTGGCACATACGCCCGTGCGAACCCGCCCCGAGTCGAGACGCGTGGCCTCGGCTGCGGGACGGGCTCGCCCGGTACAGAGAACGTGATGGCCAAGGATCACCGGTAGCGAATCACGGCGAACCACTGGCGGCGAGCCGGCGAGTAGGCGACGCCTTCCTCGACGATGACGCGCTTGCCGAAGAAACAGCAGTTCCTCCGAGCGGCCTCGGGCGTCGAGCCGCAGCCGATCCCTTCGTACTGGCCGCACGACGAATGCACGAGCACGCCGCGACGGGCGATCACTGTGGCGTGATCCTGAGCCGTCACGATGACAGTCGGGGCGGCTTCAACCGTGAAGCACACCAGGGCGACAAGGCAGGCGAGAAGCAAACGCATGGCAATCCTCCGTGAACTCCCGGTATCCGCCGGGACTCACGCAGGATGGCGAGCGTGTCAAGCGTCCACGCCTACCACTCGCCGCTTCGCCGCCTTTCTCGGGCCGTTTCGCGCCGTTCGGCCGCGAAACGCATTTCCGCGCCGTGTTAGGCGGCGAAGATGCCGTCGAATGCGTGTTCTCAATTGTCCAACAGGTGCTGCAACTGGCTCGCCTTGACCGTCCACAAGTCGCGCTCGTCCTTCGCTCGCCTCACCTCAAACCGAAGGTCGTCAATCGTCTGCGATGTTTCCAGCCGCAGGCTTTCGATTGTGGCGTCTCGCTCGGCCACCTGCTTTTGAAGCCACGCCTCACAAGTTTGCAAGGCACGCACCCGCTCCAGAAGTTTTTCGATTATCTGAACGTCGCTGTGGGTATCCGTTTCTTGCCCGCTGGTGATCCGGTATTCAGCAAGGTCGATGATGTTCATGGCGTCCCTTTGAGAACCACGCGATGCAGCGGACGAGCCGCTGATCGCTGGCGTTCTCAGCCTTGTCGCTCCAATAACCCGCGCAGCGTGGCCTTGAGTTGTGGCTTACAGACCCATGTCTGTATCGCCAACTCAATCGCCTCCCGCTCCGCGTCGGTGAGCGTGAGCATCTTCCTCCGCTCGTCCAGCCGCGCACGCAGCCCAGCGATTTCGGTGATCGCGTCACGCAGCACAACATCGGCGTCGTCAATGTCAGACGTTTCCATCCATCGCATCAGCCGCGCCAGAACGTCGCTCATTTCATCCTCCAGTGAGAACCACGCGATGCTGCGGACGAGCCGCTGATCGCTGGCTGTCTGTGGGCTACTCCGCCTTCCACCCGTTGTGGATGTACGCCAGCACCGCCTGGAATGCCGCCACCTCGCCAGCCGTCCTAGCGGCGTCTGCGGTCAACGGCTCGCCGCCTGCCTTTGCGATCAGGCCGATAGTGTCTAGCCGCGTCTCGCGCTTCTCAATCTGCCACCGCATCCAGTCGATGAGGCTGCCATGCTGCCTGTTCATGGCATTGCAAAAAAACTCCTGCGAGTCGCGCAGCCCCGAGATAAGGTTGTCTCGCCGCTTAATTGCGTTGTAGAGCATTTCGATTCTCCTGTTGTTTCATCCCGCAAACCACAGAACCACGCGATGCAGCGGACGGAGCCGCTGATCGCTGGCTGTCTCGCGTCGGCCCAGCCTCGCCTGCATCAGCGACGGCGTCATCAGGAATCACCCAGCCGTAGTGGGTGTCCAGCCACACGCCGTCGCGCGTGAATCCGTAGCACATCGGCCCCTCCGGGTCATGAGTCGCTGTCGTTGGATCACTCATGCGAATCTCCTGGCCCCGCGTGTCGGTGCAGCAGTCCCCGCAGCGTGTCGGCTCGCTCATTTCGTCCGCTCCAGCAGTGACCGGAGCGTGGCGTCTACACCATCAGGCCCGCCAGTGCCGACATAGTATGCAATCGCCTTCAACTCCTCGTCTGTGAGCGTGGGAGAGCGGTAGAGCGGGATGATGCCGTGATTGCCCGTCACAAACTCGTCAATCGCCTTGGCTTCCTCTTCGATGGCATAGACATCGTAGATGCGCTGGCCGTCAGCAAGCACCACCGCCCACGCCATTGGCTCCTGCTTCGCATCACTCACGCCACACCTCTCGGCTGAAATATCCCTCGCCGCCACTTGGAAACCTTGCTCTGCGTGTTGGTCACGTCTTCACGCATCCGCTCTTGGATGTGCCTTTCCTTCAGCACAGCCTTGAGCCGCTCGATCTCTTCTGGCGACGGGTCTGCAGGCTTGTTCTTCTGCGGCCTCTGTCGCTTTGGCAAGTTGTACTTTTGCGCCCAATGGCAGACGGTGCTGGCAGAGACCCCGAAGCGTTTGCCAATCGCCTCGGCAGTCTCGCCAGCAGTCCACATCTGGTGCAATATGACTGCACGCTTGTTTTCCATCGTCACTCCGTTGCCAGGGGCATGATGACGCCCGTGAACGTGTCCGTGCGAAGCACGACGGCCGACTGAGCGTCGGTGGCCTGGACGCTCACCGTGGGCTCGCCGTCAGCCGGAAGGCCCGAGAGCCACTCACGCACGAACACCGGATCGAGCTTCACCGTGCACGCCTTGCCGGCCTCCACGATCTCGCACGTCACGCTCGACTCGCCGGCCTCGGCCGACTGCCCGTGCAGGTGGATGCCTTCCTTGGTGAACGTGTACTGCACGCCCTTCGACTGCTCGCTCGTCACGATGGCTGCAGCCCTGGTGGCTGACAGCAACTCGGTGGCCAGCACCGTGGTCGGCTCGCCGCCGTCCTTCGGGATCACGTCACGCCACTTGGGGAACCGCCCCTCCGTCAGCCGTGCCGTGACGGTCGTGCCGCCGATCGTCGCCAGCAGCTCGTTCGCCGTGGCCTCCAGCTGCACCGAGTCTTCGCCGGCCGCCACCGCGACGCGGGCCAGGATCTGCATAACCCGGCTCGGCACGAGCGTCGTGGTGTCATCCACCGCCAGGTCGTGTTCCATCTCGCACGAGCACAGCCGGCGGCCGTCCGTGGCCACGACGTTGACCACGCCGTCCTTCACGTCCACGAGCACCGCCCCGAGGGCGTAGCGGCTCGACTCCTGGTCAGCGGCAAACACGACGCCACGCACGGCCCGAGCGAACTGGTCAGCCGGCAGCCGCGTCACCGGCTTGGCGTCCTTTGGTTCCCACAGCGGGTACTCGGCCGCGTCTTCAACGGGCAGCGTCCATGTGCCGTGGCCACACCGCACGACGCACGATGTGCCATTCGGCTCCAGCGTCACCTCGTCGCCACCGGCAGCGTTGAGGATCTGCATCAGCCGTCCGTGCGGCAGCAGCATCGCGTCGCCGTGGTAGTCGATGGCGGCGTCGATCCGCACCTCGAGATCCGTGCCAGTCACGAGCCCGTCACCCAGACGCACGTTCGTCAGGATGGGCTTTGGTGCCCTTGTTGGCACAGCCGGGCTTACAGCCGCGAGCGCATTCTTCAGCTCGGCGGCGCTCAATGTGATGCCACCAGTCTTGCGACGTTCCTTCGTTGCGACCATGGGAAATCCTTTTCTTTGAGAGAGACAAACCAACCAAAACGCCCAACACGAACGTGCAGGCGAGACTGATATGGCCCAGTGAAATCAGGGCGAATTGTTCGAGCGTCATAGGGACATCCCCGGATCTTCATCACCGAGCAGCGGAAACTTATGCGACGCCATCTCGGCCTCCACCACTTCGAGAATCTTCGACGTGGCCACCAGGCGAGCCATGAGCGCGACAATCGTGTCGTGGGCCTGCTCCAGCAGCAGTCTCGACTCATCGTCAATCTCGTCACGCCACGCCGACGCAAGGCAGACATCCGCGACGGCTTGCGGGGAAGGCTTGCGGCGGCTCATGACACCACCTCGATTCCGCGAGTCTGGCCGGCGCGACGGCGGATGAGCCCCTTCCGCTCCAGGGCCAGGATGTGGCACATCGCACCGTTGGGCGAGCGGAACCCAAAGTGCTCCATGATCTCGCGGACGGTCGGGCCGCAGAGCGCCGTGCGTTCGCGGACGAAGTCGAGGATCTCGCGCTGGCGGTCGGTGGCGGGTGGCTGAATCGTCTCGGTCATAGATCCTCCTCCTTGAGTTTCATTCCGGCCGCAAGCGCGGCGACTTCCTTGGGGCTGCGGTACGGTGCAGGGCGGTACTCGTCCCGCCATGCCGTCGGGGGCGGCTTCTCGTCCGGCCGCCTACCTGGCTCGCGGTGCGTCCCGCCACGGTCCTGCGAGCGAGTCAGCCAGGACACAAGGAAACGCCGCCAGTTGCTCTTGTGAGCCTTTGTTGGGTTCGCCCTGAGCCAAGACGTGGCTTTGGCGAGTTCTGCCGCCAGATCGCACGCTGGGTACGCCAGACGCCATTCCTGCCGGTCGGCGTCCGTGATGCCCGCCCACCCTGCGTCAGCAGTCCACGAGACGGCATCGGGGGGCTGCGAGCGTTTCCGCCGCTTCGGCGGATCGCTCGTAGCTACCGGCGCAGCCGGTTGTATTTCTTCTCTTGTTCTGTCCTGTTCTGTTATGTCCTGTGGTAGACGCGCTTGTAGACGCACCTGCGCCTCGCGCGCGTCTACAACAGCGTCTACAGGTGCGCCTCCGGTGCGCCTCCACTTGTCCTGACGCCTGTTTTTCAGGGCTCGCCGCTTGGCGGCACCGCCGAAACGCTCCTCCCATTTGGGAATCTGGGCGGTTTCGCTGTCGAAGACGATCCAGCCGACAGCGGCCACCGCCTCCCAGAACGCGGCTTCGCCACCGCAAATCCGGCCCAGGCGGGAAGGCGTCGAGCGGAACCGGCCGTCTGCCGTGTTCAGTTGCACCCAGCCCCAGAGCTTGAGCAGCCGGAAGACGATCACCTCCACCGGCTCGCCGGTAAGGTCAACGAGTTCCTGCACCTCGGGCTTGGTGTCGAGAGACACGTCTACTGGGAACCATTCAGCGGCCATCCGTCACCTTCAGTTCGTAGCCGTGCAGCTTGTACCAGTCGATTCGAAAGTCAGCCCATCGGCTTTGACCGCCAGACACGCGGTGAGCGTGGTATGCGATGACGCACTGCTCGAGCGTCTCGTCACGGCTCGCTTCCTGTTTCGCCTTGCGTTCAGACAGTTCGCGGCGTTGGCGTTCGGCGTATGACTCAAATTGGGTGGGATTACCTGGCACAACTCACCTCCATCGGGCTGATGAGAAGCTCGCGATTCTTCGGACGCCTCTTGTCCGTAACGGCGTTCGTGTAGCGGATTTCGAGTTCCTTGAAATCCGCCCACGAATACAAGTCGCGGACCTCTTGGCAATCGTCGTAAGAGAGACGCCAGTCGGCACGAGTCTGCCGCAGGAGAGAAGCCATCTCGACGTGCTCGTCGTGACTCATGTTGTGGGCGTAAAGCTGTCCACCCTTCACGTAGTACGGCGGGTCCAGGTAGATCAGCACGTTGTCGCCGGCTCCAGCGATCAGCTCCCGAAAATGCAGGTTTGTGATCCGCAACCGCTGGCGGAATGGAGCGAGGATGCTGTAGGCCCTGCGTATCGCTGTAATGATCGAGCCTGGACTCCACCGACAGCCAACCGTGTATCCGCTCTGCTGGCTGCGTCCACCGATTGGACCTCCTGCCATTGCACCGAAACCGCTGACGCTCATTCTGTGCAGGGCGATTTTGTTGACCGCATCTACAGCAATGTCGCCGGTAAGTTGCCCGTCGCAATCTTTGAGCCGATAGAAGGCATCTACGGTTGGATTGAACGCAGCGACCAGGCGCTCAAGTTGCTGGCGGTGGTGGACGACAGCAAGCCAGACGGCGAACATTCCTGGGTCTACGTCATTTATCCAAACGCTCGCCGCCTGCCGAATATTGGCGATGACCTCAAGTCCCATCGCGCCTGATCCAAAGAACGGCTCGCGATACTCAACGTCGCGGTCGCTGCAGAAAAGCGGATTTCTGGCGGCGTGAAAGGCATCCGGCAGTGTGGCAACAATCTGCGGAACCAACTTCGCCTTTGAGCCGGGGTATCGGATGATTGCAGGAGGCATCAGAGCACCTCCGAAATCGGCCTGATTGCGAGCAACCCGCCGATGGGGCGGAGCGAATCAACTCGCACGACGTGGTTTTTCCAGTTGCCGATGCCGTCCTCAATCGGCGACTCAGAAACTTGCTTCCTGTGTGCGTAGCCGAGCACGTAAACAAATTGCTCAACGCCGTTCCACTTTGTGGCGATGAACCAGTCAGAAACACGCAACTCTCTACTGCCGAGCTTCACCAGCATCCTCGATATCGAATTGCCGTTCTTTACCTGGGAGTGACCGCACGGCAGATATAGGTCAACGCCACCATCGCCATGCGGAAGAAATCGCAGGTCGATCTCAACGCCGAACAGTTGCGCCGTGTACCATTCGGCTACTTTTCCGATAGCGAGTCCGGTGTAGTCGGCACGCGTTTTGTGCCCGCCAAGAAGCGTCATCGGCCCCTTCAGTCCGCGCCGCCACTTGTCAGACTGCTTCGCGTAGCCACGGTAGTCGGCGCAATCCTTGGCCCACTTGACGCAAGCCGCGACCACGCCGGGCTCAACTCGCAACTGCCTTGCGGCTGGCGCCTTTATTCCCAGTCCTTCGACTTCCATCTGCGGATCCTTCCTGCTTAAGAAGATCAACGAGCGACTCCAGCCGCTCAATCACATACTGCCGCGAAGCCTCATCTAACTTGGGTGCATACTTCGCGTAGAGGGTGCGGAACGCCTCTGACACGACAACGCAAAGCTCTCGCTCTGGCTTTTCGATAGGGTCAGCAAGCATTGCCGCCACCTGCGAGCGAGTCGTTTCTGGCGTGATCTCGCCAGACTTGATGCCGGCGATTAGCGTCTCGTCGTCAAGCTTCGTAAGCTCGTAAAGCGTGCCCCACGACTGCGGCAAATCCGACACATGTGTCGGATTTGAGATAACTGCATGAGACGCTACGGCAATTAATCGCTCGGCCGTTCTCTCACCGAATGGCACTGGCTCGCATACCGCGTTCTCGTGTCCCTTAAACAGCCGTAAAAACTCGCCGTGCTCGCACTTGTCTTTTGCTTGAATCAGCAGCCTGCCAACCTCAAGCACACCCGCGACGCTCTTTCGCCATTCGGTGTTGATCGCTGCGGCGTAATAGGCAGCCTCGTGCAACAAACCGCGTTTTTTCTTCGCCATCGCTTCGCCTTTCACATCGTGTGTGTTTGCCGGGTTACGCCCGGCGCGGTCGCATCACGCTGGGAGGTAGCGCTGCGACTGCGGTGGTTACTCGCCACTCACCGCGTGGCGACCAATGCGGCCAGGTGAGCCGCTGGGGCAATGGCGTGCCGGCTGTATCAGTCACTCGACTCTGGCTTGGCTATGTAACTCCTCCACCCCGGCGTTGCCGGCGGTGGCTCGTGCTTCATCTTGAGCTCGTGGTACGCCTTGAGGTTCGTCTCCGCAGCCTTGCGGCAACGTTGCGCCTCATCACGCATTCCGCTGGCAACGGTCGCCATGTCGGCTTTGCCGTGCTCGCGGAGGTACGCGACAACGTCATCGAAGGTGGGCCAGCCATTCACGACTTGGCCTCCGTTGCGGCCGCTTCGTGATCGAACTCCTGGCCGTTGTCCTCGGGCTCCGACTCCAGCCACTCGCACTTGCCGTCGATCAGGTGCACGAGCTCGTTGCGTTGGGCCGCGGTGAAAGTGCCCTCCTTGTGTCGCTGGTTGACGCGATCCCGCAGGGCGGCCAGCAGCTCGAGGCTGTTCGTCCGCTGCACGGCGAGCCGGGCATTGGCGACGGGATCATTCGTGGCCGAGAGGGCCGGCGGCTGTGCCGTCTGCTGCGCGTGGCTATCAACGGCTGTTGCAGGGGCGTGGCCGCGCTCCACAGCCGCCGGGCGACTCTCGGTTGACGGGAACTTCGTGCGAACCACCACGGGCTCGCGGGCCGGCTCGTGCTGGTAGTCCTGGGCCTCTTCGGCCGTGATAAGCCCACGCAAGGCGTCGGCGAACGCGTTACGCAGGGCGAAGCCGCGTGCCCGCAGCGTCAACATGCGGCTGCTGTACTGGCTCCACGGGCCAGACTTGCCCCACAAGCCAGCTTTTTTCGCGTCGGCCACCGAGAACCGCACGACGGTAGGGGCCGGGTAGCCCTTACGTTTGGCTTCGCAGACGGCCACCAGGCCGTCGCCCTCGCCTTCCGTGTACTCGCGGACGTACTCGCAGACCGGGCTCGACTGCACCAGGGCCAGGGCCGCGTCGCCCCAGATCGTCGGCCTGCCGTTGATCACGGCAATGCTCTGGAGCGACTGCATCGGGGAGAGCCCGACTTCGCTGCCGTGCTGGATGGCGAGCATGCAGGATTCGGGCTTGCCCCTGAAGTCCTTCGGGGCGAACTCCGACGAGGCCACCATCTTGCTGAACCGAAATGCGTCCTCGAACGAGGCGAGAGCCAACCCTCTCGCTGGTGCCGTGTTTGTGCTGATTTCCGTGGTCATGTCGCGTCCCTTTCTGCGATGTGAAATCCCGGCTCCGCGTCCTGCCTTGCCGGGGCGGTCCCTTCCTTGGTCATCCCGGCTCCGCCGGGCTCCTGTGTCTCTCAGAACGGCAGCACGTT